AGGGCTGATGAGGTGCTGCCAACGGGCGGCCCGTTCACGGTGGGTAACGTGCTGCTGACGCTGGCCGGTCAGAGCAACGCCGACGGCCGCGGGAAGATCTCGGACCTGAGCGCCGCGCCTCTGTCCTCGGACCCTGGCCTTGCGACCTTCGGCGCCGCGGCGTTCGCGCGGGTCTACATCTGGCGGTCGGGCTCCTGGCAGCAGCTACTGCTCGGCATCAACAACGGCGGCGTCAACCCCGCGCCCGGCAGCGGCACGGAGTTCGGCCCCGAGTTCGGCCTGGCTGTCCGCTGGATGCGCGAAACCACGTCGGGCAACCTCTACATCGTCAAGAACGGCGCAAGCGGCGCGAGCATCACCAGCTTCACGCCTGATGCGGGGTTCAACAACTACCAGATTCTGGAGAGCGCGCACACCGCCGCTCAGGCCGCGCTCATTTCCGCCTCGGTGACGGTCGCTCAAAAGTGCTTCGTGTGGGTGCAGGGCGAGACAGACCGCCTCGAAACGCAGTCGTGGTATCAGACCCGTATGCAGGCGGTGCTTGATGCGGCCTACCTCGACAACTGGTTTGAGGCCACTGACAAGCAGATCCTGTTTCAGATGGGCACGACCTCGACGCTGTATGGCGCGGGTGTCGCGGCGGCGAAGGCGGCCATCGCGGCGACGGACCCGACCAACATCAAAGCCCCGCCGTCGCCCAACTACTACGACAGCTCGGGCTACCACCAGAACGCCCGCGGCCAGGTGCAGATGGGCTATGACGCCTTCGCGTTGATCTTCGGCCGCTCGACCATCACGGTGTAAGCATGACAGTCGTTTTCGACGCACACACGCAAGGCAACGTCAACGGCGCGACCTCGCACACCCTTTTCCACACGGTCGGCAGCGGCAGCAACCGCGTGCTGTACGTGGTCAGTGTCTGCACCAACTCCACCAACCTGCTGGCGACTGGGACGTGCAGCTATGGCGGCACTTCGCTGGGCTCGCCAATCGGCGAGCGGCTCATCACGGGCAACCAGTTCATGTACGTGTGGCGCATGCTTGCGCCGCCGTCCGGCACGGCGAACGTAGTCGTGACGCCGAGCGCTTCGGCGTTCCTGCACACGCGCGTGTTCAGCTTCAGCAGCGTGGACCAGACCACGCCCAACGGCACCATCGTCAGTAGCGGCATCACGTCGCAGACCAGCCCCGTCTCGAACACCCCGACCGTACTCGTGGGCGGCATGGCGTTCGACATGCTTTCGCTCAAGAGCTTGAGCCGGACCATGACGCCGGGCGCGTCTCAGACGCAAGCAGGCACCACCCTGAGCGCTGGCGTTTCGACCTCTGCGGCGAGCTATCGCACTGACGCGCCCTCGATGTCGTGGACGTTCGATGGCGGCACCCAGAGTGCCATTCACATCGTCGTGCCGGTCAACCCATCGTCTGGCGGTGGTGGCGGCGGCTCTGCTGTCGGCGCCGGCCTGACCGCTTCCCCCCTTCTCAGTTCCCGGCTGCGGCGCGGCCTTGTGAGGTAACACCATGGTCCATTACGGCGACATCCCCATCGGCGCGACGATCCCGCACCTGTTCGACAGCTTCGCGGGCGCGACCGGCGCGAGCATCACGCTCACCGGCCTCGCGCTGGCCGACATCAAGGTCTACAAGGACGGCGGCACGACCGAGCGCGCGAGCACGGCGGGTTTCACGCTGCTGGACACCGACGGCATCGACTTCGACGGCATCACCGGCATCCACGGCTTCAGCATCAACACGGGCGACAACACGACCGCCGGGTTCTGGACCGCCGGCAGCCTGTACCACGTCGTCATCAACTCGGTGACGGTGGACACGCAGACCGTCAACTTCGTGGCCTTCAGCTTCCGGCTGGTGCGCGCCGAGGCCGTGGCCGGCGTCCCCGCTGCCAACATCACCCACGTCATCGGCGACGCGGTGCAGGCCAGCAGCAGCAAGACGACCAACTGGGGCGGCACGCCTTAAGCCATGCCGGCATGGGCAGCGGGATCATGGGCGCCTGACGCCTGGGCTGGCACGGCCTGGGATGAGACGGCGCCCCCGGTGGGCGCGGCGTGGTTCACGACCGCCTGGGCCTCGGGCGCGTGGGCGTCTGGTGCGTGGACGGTGGACGTTGGCGCGCCGGCCATCGGCACCATCGTCGCCACCGCCACGACGCTGACGATCCCGTACACCGGCCCGGTCACGCACTACCGGGTCTATGAGATCGGCACCAGCGCGCCGGCCTTGACCGCGGCGCCGGCTTCGCCCATCGTCTTCACGGGCTCGGTCAACACCGAGTATCAGGTTGAGGTCAGCGGCGACGGCAGCACTGTCGCGGCGTCAGCGCAGGCCGGCACGCTCAACCCGGGCGAGGGCGGCGGTGGGGTGGCGGACAACATCACCATCGCCGGCCAGGTCGGCACCGCCACAGCCTCGGGCGTGCCCGCATCCATCGCCCTGCGCACCGGCATCCTGGCCGGCGTTGGCGTGGCCACCGCATCCGGCCTGCAAGCCAGCATCGCGCAGGGCCTGGTGATCGCCGGCGGCATCGGCGAGGCGCAGGCCAGCGGCTTGCAAGCGGCAATCAGCCTGGGCTCCAACGTCACCATCGCGGCCGGCGTCGGCGTGGCCCAGGCGCTCGGCCTCGGCGCGCAGATCATCACGTCCACCAACATCGCCGCCGCGGTGGGCGAGGCCCAGGCTTCCGGCCTGCCGGCTTCCATCACGGTGGCCAGCGGCACGACCATCGCGGGCGGGGTCGGCGAGGCCGTCGCGTCTGGCTTGCCGGCCGCCATCACCTTCCCGGGCCCCGTGACGATCAGCTGCAACGTGGGCGCCGCGGACGCCATCGGCCTGCGGGCCATCATCCGCACGCTCGGCCTGCTGCCCGAGTACGCCGCGCAGCCGAACACGGCCTCGAGCTGGTCTTACAAGCGCACCGCCACGCTGTGGTCGCTGGTGAGCCGCGACGAGTGGGGCGGCCAGACCACGCACGCCGAGCCGGTGCTGTTCCGCTGCGACTACGCGACCGACAGCAAGCGCGCGGTCACGGCGGCCGGTGACGAGTTCACGACCCGCCTGCTGGTCTACACCTCGCTGCCCGGCGTCAAGCAGGGCGACATGCTGCTCATCGGCGCCACGGCCGAGCGCGACCCGTACCAGGCCGGCGCCCACGAGGTGCGGGCCGTGACGGAGTTCGGCGACACCTTCAGCGCCAGCGGCCCGCCGGACTTCCGCATCGCCACCTGAGCGCAGGCAGGCCCGCCGCGGCCTGTTCCTAGCATGGTCGCCATGGATCGCAACCGTGTCCGCGTGGTCAACCGCATGCCGCAGTTCCTGACGGCAACGCAGGCCCGCGCGCAGCGCACGGTGCTGACCATGCTCATTCCCATCGGCAGCGAGTCCGCGGGCATGACGCCGCGCGAGACCTCGAACCTCATCAACAGCCAGTACCGCGACGTGCAGCAGTCGGGCACGCGCGTGACGGGTCGCATCGGGTACACGGCCGAGTACGCCGCCGCGGTCCACGAGGCGCCCGGCACGCTGCTTGGCACGAACACGCCGCGCCCGAGCGGCAAGGGCGTCGTCTGGGGCCCGAGCGGCGAGCCGGAGTTCCTGCGCAAGGGCGCCGAGCAGGCGCAGCCGCTGGTTGAGCAGGCGCTGCGCCGGGGGATGCGGCTGTGATCGTCGCCGACAGCATTGCGGACGCCATTCGCCCGGTTCTGCCCGGCGTCGTGCTCTCGTTCGGCCGCGTGGCCGGCATGCCAGACCCTTTAAAGCGCTACGGCGTCATTCGCCAGGCCGGGGGCGGTAGCGGCGACCGCCTGCGCCGTCCACTGTTCACGTTCGACCTCATGGGCTTGCCCAACGGCGACGCCACGCAGACCGCCGAGCTTACCGAGGCCGCCATCAAGCGCATGCGCGAGCCCGTTGCCGGCGTCGTCTTCCTGGCCCCGGGCGAGCCCAGCTTCACCACCACCGCCGAAGGGCGGCCCCTTTCTTCGGTCGCCATCGCGGCCATCGTCAGCATCGAAACGCCCTAGGGCCACTGGAGCAAACCATGGTTGCACACGTCGGACGCGACACCCTCATCCAGTTCTGCATCGCCAACGAGGACGCGGACCCCGCATCGCTGGTTTTCCTCGACCTTGGCATGACCCGCGGCCGCGCCCTCGAAGATGCGTGGACCACCGCAGACGTGACCGGCGACCGTTCGCCGGCCTACACGCGGCAGAAGCTGGTCACGTTCAAGGACGTGAACGCGTCGATCGACGGAGTCTCGTACGACGACGCCGTGCACAACCAGCTGCTGCTGAAGCAGCACGCGGCCGCGCCCGGCGCCGGCACCAACAACCAGCCGAAAGCCTGGCTGCGGTTCATCTTTCCGAGCCACACCCGCACCGGCCCGTTCATCGTCAGCAACATGAGCGAGGCCGAGCCCTACGACGAGGGCGCCACCTGGAGCATGAGCTTCGAGTCGAACGGCCCGTGCGACTTCATCCTCAACTGACGTAGGAGCCTCACCATGGCCGCCCTTACCGGAATCAACGCACGCCAGATCGGCGCCTTCGTTTCCACCGCTGTCGTTCTGTCCGCCAGCGACACGATCCCGTTCGACGCGCGCTTCAAGCAGCTGCTTGTCGTCACCAACCCGACCGCCGGCTCGCTGACGCTCAAGATCGACGGCGACCTCGGCACCACGGTGACGAAGCCCGGTGTCGGCACCGTCACGGTTTCCGGCGGCTTCGACATCATCATCCCGGCGGGCCAGTCGCGCGCCGTCGTGCTGTCGACGATCAGCGACTACTGCAAAGCGACGAACAACGCGGTCACCTTGACCGGCGCGGCGCTCTGCACGCTGCAGCTGTTCAACCTCTGACCGGCCAGCGCCCCGGGCATGCTGGTTGAGCACGGCTTCGTCCGCGCGCAGCTGCCTGACGGGCGCGAGTGGACCTTCACGCCCAGCATCGGCCGCATCGCCGAGCTGGGCACGCCGGCCGGCATCGTGGAGCTGTACGCCGCGCTTCACGGGCCGCGCGCGCCGCGCCTGGCGCGTGAGGTGCTGGCCACCTTGTGCGACCAGGAAGACGCCACCGACCTGATCGGCTGGCTTGACTGGGACGCCGGCACCGAGCACGACGGCGCCATGCCGGTGGCCGAGCGCGTGGTGCTGGCCCGGCACCTGATGCAGCACGGCATCTGCGGCAAGCCCGACGCAGCCAAGGCGGACGACGGCGGCAGCTACAGCAGCAAGTTCGACGCGGCGCAGTTCATCGCCATGGCCCGGGTGCACCTGGGCATGACGCAGGCCGAGGCCGCGGCGCTCTCCATGACCGAGCTTCAGCAGCTCATGGCGGTCAAGTTCCCGCCGCAAGACGGCCCGAAGGCCAAGAACGTGCCCAGCCGGGCCGAGTACGAGGCGGCCATGAAGCGGCTTACTGAGCGCCGGAAAGCGGGGGCGCCATGATCGGCGGATCTGGCGGCTTCCAAGTCGGAAGCGTGTACTACTCGGTTGCCCTTGACACGGCGCCGATGCTGGCGGCCTCGAAGACGGTCGACCGCGAATCGCAGCGCATGGCGCAGCGCTTCAACGTCATCACCAGCGCCATCGCGGCGATGTCTTCGGCGCTGTTCCTGGTGGCGCAGTCCGATGCGTTCACCAAGATCAACGCCCAGCTCAAGCTGGCGACCGACAGCGCCGAGGCCCAGGCCGCGGCCTTCGACCGGGTGCGCCGGATCGCCGCCGAGTCGCAGACCGACCTCAGCGGCGTGGCCACGCTGTACGCGCGCATCTCGCAGTCTTCCGACGAGCTGCGCGGCAACCAGCAGCGGGTGGGCGACATCACGCGCGCCGTGGCGCTTGCCCTGAAGGTCAGCGGTGCAGGCGCGGCCGAGAGCGCAAGCGCTACCCTGCAGCTGTCCCAGGCGTTCGCATCCGGCGCGCTGCGAGGCGAGGAGTTCAACAGCGTCAGCGAGGCCGCGCCCCGGCTCATGCGCGCGCTGGCCGACGGCATCGGCGTCCCGGTGGGTCAGCTTCGCGCCATGGCGGCCGAAGGCAAGCTCACGGCCGACGTGCTCTCCCAAGCCCTGCCGCAGGCCCTGTCGCAGCTTGAGAGCGAGGCCCAGAGCATCCAGACGATCAGCGGCGCCTTCCAGGTGCTGCGCAACGAGCTCACCATCTTCATCGGCCAGCAGGGCGAGGCCTCTGGCGCTGCCAAGCTCGTGGCCGGCGCGATCAGCACCATCGCGGCGAACATCGACGTTCTGGCCGCGGCCGTGGCGGGCTTCGCGGCGACGAAGCTGGCGCAGATCCTGGTGGCGGTGGCGCAGACGGCCGGCGCGCAGGCCAGCCAGGCACTGAGCGCTGGCGCGGCGGCCGCGGCCGAGCTGCGGCTCGCGCAGGCCCAGGCGGCGGCCACGGCGGCGGCTCTGGCCGAGGCGCAGGCGCAGCGTGCCCTGGGCCTCACGCACGTGCAGACGGCGGCGCTGGCCACGGCGCACCAGGCGGCGGTCACGCGGCTCGCGGCGGCCCAGGGCGCGGCGGCTGCAGCCTCGAACATCGCCGGCCGCGCGCTGGGGCTTCTGGGCGGGCCCATCGGCCTCATCACGACGCTGCTCGGCCTGGGCGTGTCGGCGTGGGCCCTGTGGGGCAACCAGGCCGAGGATTCGGCCGAGCAGGCGGCCGGCGCGGTCAGCCAGTCCACGGACGACATCATCGCGGACCTTGACCGCCAGATCGCCAAGCTGCGCGACCGCAACGCCGTCGCCGCGGCCGGCCTGGGCGGCATCGCCCGCCAGGAAAGCGCCGCCGCACAGCGCCTGGCCGAGCTGCAAGGCCAGATCAACAACCTGCAGGGCGGCCGGGGGCCGGCGGGTGAGGCCAACTTCCCCGAGGCCGCGCGCGTCCCGCTGCTGCAGACGCTGCTGAGGCAGTACGCCGAGCTGGCTGGCAAGATCCAGGAGGCCGAGCGCGAGAAGGCCAAGCTCGAAGGCACCGGACAGGCCGCGAAGCTCGGCGAATGGCTGCAGCGCTACGCCACCGACGCTGAGAAGCTGGCAGCTGAGCTGAAGAAGGCGAAGGAAGAACTCGGCCCGGCCTTCACGCCCGAGATTGAGCAGCGCATCCGGCAGCGGTTCATGCCGACGCAGAAGCCGCCCGCGGCTGCGGCCGGCCCGAGCGGCGAGACCGAGGCCGAAATCAAGGCCCGCCAGGACTTGGCCCGCATCGCCCGGGTGGACGCCGCCGAGCGCGAGGCCGAGGAACAGGCGCGCGCGCGGGCGGCCAAGGAAGCCCAGGACGCCGAGCGAGCCCGGCAAGATCAAGCCCGCGGCCGTGAGTTTGCGCAGGGCCTCATCGCAGGCGACGATCCCATCGCGCGCCTGCAGCTTGAGCTTGAGCAGCGAAGCGCGCTGCTTGTCCAGTACGCGGAAATCGACAAGCAGAACCAGCAGCTGTACGCCGACGCGAAGGTGCGGCTTGAGAACGACACGGCCGCGCGCATCGCTCAGATCCTGGCCGATCAGGAAAACCAGCGCCTGGCGACGCAAGCCCAGACCGTGCAGGCTTACGGCAACCTGTTCGGCAGCCTTGCAGACGTGACGAAGCAGTTCGCGGGCGAGCAAAGCGGCATCTACAAAGCCATGTTCGTCGCGCAGAAGGCCGCGGCTATCGCGCAGGCGATCCTCAGCATCCAAGCCGGTGCAGCCAAGGCTTACGAACTGGGATGGCCGGCGGGCGCTGTTGCGGCGGCATCGGTGCTGTCGCAGGGCGCGAGCCTCATCAGCACCATCAGGGGCACGAACTACGGCGGCGGCCGTCAATACGGTGGCCCTGTCTCGGCCGGCAGCCTGTACCGCGTCAACGAGACCGGCGCGCCTGAGATGTTCGTCGGCAGCGGCGGCAAGCAGTTCATGCTCCCGACGCAGGGCGGCCAGGTTGTGCCGGCTGACGAGGTTGGCGGCGGCGGCTCGGGCGGCTGGACTCTCATCGTGGAGAAGCTGCCCGCCAGCCTGGACATCCGCCCGGCCGGCGTCGACAACGAGCGCCGCATCGTACGCCTTGCCGTGGCCGAGGTGGCAACCCAGGTGCGGGAGAACAGCGGCGAGGTCTTCAGCGCCTTGACCGGCAGCACCAACGTTCGAGGGAGGATGTAGCCATGGCCGTCGCCTACCCCGCCGGCCTGCCCACCGTGCTGGCGTCCAAGCGCATCAGCAAGGTGCCGGCCTTCAGCATGGCCTCGCCTCGCCGCGGCGCGCCCTACGTCGAGCCCGCCGGCACCGACACGCCGACCATCTTCGAGGTGGAATGGCTGCTGCAACAGGCCGACGCCGTGACGCTGCGCAACTGGGTCGAGACCACGCTCAAGCGCGGCACGCTCCAGTTCACGATGCCCTTGCGCACAGAGGACGGCCTGCTCGACGTGGTGGGCAACTTCGCGCCGGACGGCCTGCTCGACCGGCAGCGCATCGGCACGCTGTGGCGCTACACCGCGACCATCATCGCGCGCAGCGTGGCCGAGGTCGAACCGATCCCCGAACAGGAAGCCACATTCGGCGTGGCCTTCTCGGTCGACCTGTCGCAGTTCTGGCCGGCCAGCGCCGGGCCCTTCGTGTGGGAGCTGCTGACCGGCGCGCTGCCCGCCGGGCTCACGCTCAACCCGGCCACGGGCGTGGTGTCGGGCACCACCACCAGCGCGCCGCTCGTGTTCCCGGTGTCGGTGCGCCGCACGAACACGGCCGACGGCTCGGTCTTCGACTCCGCGGTCTTCAACTTCGTGACGGCCAGGGTCATCGAGTTGGTCGCGCCCGCGAACTGCGGCTCAAGCCAGACCGTCGGCATCACCGTCGGCGGCTTCTCGGCGGCGCTCACCTACCGCATGACGCTGCTGCAAACCCCGCGGCAGGCGTGGTCCGGCTTTGGCAGCGACTCCAACAACGGCGGGAACACCTGGCTCTGCTACTGGCGTGTCAACGCGACCATCTTCCAGCCCGTCATCACGCCGAACTACTTCCCCACCGCCGCGGCAGCCTACGCCGCATCGGCGCCCTTCGTTGGCCGGATCACCAACGCCAGCACCTACACCTTCTGGCTCGAGGACAACAACCCGGCAGACAACCGCGGCGGCCTGACCATCAAGATCCGCCCGGACGTGTGACGCCATGCCCATCACCGAGCGAGAGTTCTGGGCACGCAAGCCGGTCGAGCCGAAGTTCGAGACCGTGACGTTCAGCCATCCGGCGTTCGACGGGCCCTTCCGGCTGGTGGCCAATCAGTGGGAGTCCGTGCAGCTGGGCGGGGCCGCTTACATCCCAGTCGCCATGGACATTCGGCCGCCGAAGCCTGGGCCGAGCGAGGCGCCGAAACTCGTCATCAGCTTCGCGCGGCAGCAGGTCGGCCGGGCCTTCAAGCAGCAGCTGCGCAAGGTGCGCGAGGCCGAGTCGCGCGAGCCGGTGCAGGTCGACTATGCGGTCTGGCTGCAAGACACCGACGCGCCGAAACGCTCGTGGACGCTGTACGCGGACGACCGCGGCGGCGTGAGCTTCGACACCCAGACCGTGCAGGTCTCGGCCACGCTTGACCGGCTGCGCCGCGTGTCGCGCGCGCCGATCTATGACCCGGGCGTGTTCACCGGGCTGGAGCTGCTGTGAAGATGACGCCGACCGAGTTCGCGCAGCGCTGCACCGCGATGGACGGCCCGCGCTACGTGCGCTGGCGCGCCGACTGGCAGGCGGCGGACTGCTACGGCATCATCGTCCTCTACTGGCGCGAAGTGCTCGGCGTCGAACTGCGGCAACACCCGGGCACGTGCAGCGGCATGGTCGACGGCTTCGCGGCGCTCGGCGAGCACTGGCTCGACATCGGCGGCCCGCGGCCCGGCGCGTGCGGCTTCATGTCCTGGGACGGCACCCTCCCGCGGCACTGCGGCGTGGTGATGCCCGGCGGAGACCTGCTGCACACTGAAGCCCCGGCGCCAGGCTATGCCGGCGGCCCCCGCATCACCCGGCTGGCGGCCATGCACCGGCTGTACCCCGACTTGCGCTTCTACGCGCCCGAGCCCGGCGCCTTCGCCCCATGAGCATCGCCACCCTCGTCATCCTGCGCGACCCGGCCGGCATCCTCGGCCGCGACGTGCGGCGCCTGCACGGCGATGCGCCTCTGCAGCAGCAGATCGAGGCGGCCATGCCCGGCGGCGGCGCTGGGTGCGAACTGCTCATCAACGGCTTGCGCGCCGATCCGTTCACCGACCCGCGGCTTGACGCACCGCCGCAGGCCGGAGACACCATCGTCGTGGCGCACCGGCCCGCCGGCCTTGACCCGGTGACCATCGCCCTGATTGCCGGCGCGCTGCTGGCCGTCGCGTCCTATGCGCTGATCCCGAAGCTGCCCGAGACGCCGGTCGCCAACGACAGCCCGAACAACCGCCTGACCGGCCAGACGAACGTCGCGCGCGCCTATCAAGCCATCCCTGACGTGTACGGCCGCCGCCGCGTGTGGCCCGACCTGATTCAGCGCACGCTGGTTGAGTACGTCGACAACGTGCGAACCCTGACCGAGTGGCTGTGCATCAGCCGCGGCGTCGGCGAGGTCACCGACGTGCGCTTCTCAGACACGCCCGTCGCCAGCATCCGCGGCGCCAGCTTCGAGGTGTTTGAGCCGCTGACGGCCGGCCCGGTGCCGCCCGGTGTACCGGCCGACTACGCGGAGGCCAAGTGGGCATCGCTCGCCGACGTGTTCGAGCCCTTCCCGTGCGCCAGCGTGGACGGCCAGGAAATCGGCCTGGACGTGTCCAGCGACGTGGTGGAACAGGGCTGCACGCTCAGCAGCAACGGCACGAACGTCTTCACGCTGACCTTCGCCGACGGCCCGCAGTTCGACAGCATCAAGGCCCTGGTGCCGGCCGGGACCACCGAGGTGAACTTCTCCTACGTGGTCGACACGAGCCCGCTCATCCTGGGCATCATCAACGAGCCCTGCACGGTCCTGTCGTTCACGGCCAGCGGCGGCTCGGTCACCTTCACGCTGCAAGGCACGCAGGTAATCTCAGAGGTCGTCAGCGGCCAGACCACCAGCGCGCGCCTGTCGCTGGCCACGACCTCAAACTTCAGCGACTGGTTCTTCCTGCCGGTCGAGTCGGATCGCATTTGGTGGAACATGGTGTTCCTGCGCGGCCTGCAGGGCACCGTGAACATCGCGGTCGAGTGGGAAGCCGTGGACGTGACCGACACCGCCATCGCCGGGTCGTCTGGCGGCGCCACGTACCCCTACACCGCCAGCAGCAACGATCAGCAGTTCTTCACGACGAAGGTCACGCCCGCGTTCGGCCGGGCGCGCTACCGCGTGCGCTTCCGCCGCGTGACGGCTGATCTGGGCAACGGCGCCGACACCGCGAAGCTCGAGGCTCTGTTCGCCGTGCGCTACTACGCCACGCGGCTGCTGCCCGGCGTGACGGTCATCCGCCTGACGACCCGGGCCACCGAGCAGGCCACGAGCGCGCGCGAGCTGAAGTTCAACCTCCTCTGGCAGCGGCGCGTTCGGGCGCTCGACAGCGACACCGTGAGCGCGTCGCGCAACTTCGCGCGCGCCATGGCCCACCTGTGGACGATCAGCGGCCAGCCCATCGCCGAACTGGACACGGCCGCGCTCGCCGCGGTCAATGCCTCGCTCGGCGAAACCGACCCTCTGCTGCGCTTCGATGCGAGCCTGGACGACGCCGACGTGAGCCTGTTTGAGCGCATGCAGCTCATCGCCAACAACGCGCGCTGTGTGTTCTGGCGCGACGGCGCGAAGTGGACGGTCACGCGGGACCAAGCGCGCGAGTCGCCCGAGCTGCAGCTCGACTACCGCAACCTGTCGGCCAGCGGGCAGAGCGTGGTGAACGAGAGCTTCTACCTGCCGGCCAGCAACGATGGCGTCGAGGTCGAGTTCGTTGACGAGGTGAGCGGCACGAAAAAGGCGTACTACCGCCTCAACATCAGCAGCGGCGCGCCGGTCGCGGGCGTCAGCTCCAACCCGCTGCGCGTGCGGCTGCCGGGCTGCACGACCGAGGCCCAGGCCATCAACCGCGCGCAGCTCGAGGCCCGCAAACTGCTGTACCAGCGCACCTCCGTGACCGACACGGCCCTCGGAGACGCGCAGCAGCTCGGCCCCGGCAGCCTGGTTCGCTGGGTGGACCCGAACGACTTCGCGGGCGACGACGGGCTGCAGGCTGGCGAGGTGCTGGGCATCGCCGGCCTCCTGCTGACGCTGAGCGAGCCGCTGGACTTCAAGGGCGAGGCCGGGGGCCGCATCCAGTTCACGGGCTCCGACGGCCTGCTGCTGGGCCCGCCCGTCATCTGCACGCCCGTGGCCGGCAAGCCCAAGCAGGTCACGCTGGCGAGCGCGCCCGCAGGCCTGTACCTGGCCGACGGCGAGACCGCGCAGCTCGGCAGCCGCTACGCATTCGGCGTGGGCCTCACCGCGGCGGAAATGGAGTCCGCCGGCCTCTACACCGTCACCGAGCCGCGGCCGAACGGGGACGGCACTTGGTCGCTGGCCATGGTGAACTATGACGCCCGGGTCTATGCCTTCGACAGCAGCGGCCGCACGGTCATCGGCGGCGGGGTCGGTGCGGCCGTGGCCAGCGGCCAGCGCGCCACGATCACGGCCGGCTTCGTCATCGTGGAAGCCGGCGTCGGCGTGGCCACTGCCAGCGGCAGGCCGGCCACCATCGGCGTGGCGGTGCCGACTTCCATCGCTGCCGGCGTGGGAACGGCTGCCGCCAGCGGCCGGCCGGCAAGCATCATCGAGTCGGGCCCGATCAACGGCGCCAGCTTCTCGGACGGCGCCGTCAACGGCCTGGGCGGCGTGGCCATCGCGGGCCTGCGCTTCCGGGTCGGCGGGGCTGTGGCCCAGGCGCAGACGGCCGCGGCCAGCAGCTACGTCGACTACGCCAGCTGGCACCGCGGCGCCATCGCGCGGCCCTGGTGGGTGCGGTTCACGCTGCTGTCGTCGGCCGGCGGCACGGTGGGCGGCGTTGGCGGCGGCTGGCTGCCCATGACCGCCGACCGCACCGTGACCCTCACGGCCGCGGCGCTGGAGGAGGCATCGGCGCTGGTGCGCGTCGAGTTCGCGGTCGACGCGGCGGGCACGGACATCCGCGCCACGCAGAGCGCATCGCTGTCGGCCCTGAGCGTGTCCTGAGGCCGGTTCCTAGCATGGCGGCAAGCGGGCGCTGACCTGCATCACCGCCATGCCGGCGGGCCGCGCCGGCTCTCACCGCGAGAGCGACACATGCCCGAATCCATCCTGTTCCTGTCCGGCCTGCTGTTCGGCGCGGTCTTGGTCTACATCGCCATCGCCCTGCGCCTGCGCGCGGCCGGCGATACCGTCATGCAGACTCTGGCGCGGCCCTTCGGTGCCGGCGGCCCGGGGCCCCGGAAGTGACGCGCCAGCTCGCCATCCTGGCCGGCGTGGCGGGCGCCCACTCGGCCTACTACCTCGCCCCAACGCTCGAGGATCGCGGATGGTGGGCCTACGTCGGCACGCACTCCCTTCTCATCGTCGCGCTGGCGATCTTGCTCCCCTCCGTGTCCACCGGACGAATGGGAGTCGTGGGCGCCGCGGCCTGCTGGTGGGGCATCGTGGAGTCGGCGCAGGCCGTGACGTGCTCGGCGCTGGCCTGGCGCTCGGTCTCGAACGCCGACCTGTGCGAGCAGGCGCTCGGCCACGAGGTGTACCTGCTGGCCGCGGCCCTGGCCGTCGCCTGGGTCATCACCTCCCGATGGTGGAGGCTGCGCCATGGCTGAGCCTCAAGCCTCTGTCGGCAGCGCCTTCGGCCTCGGGCTGGTGAGCGCGCTGCTGGGCCCCGTGCTCGGCCACTGGGCCCTGGTCTTCGTCGGGGCTGGTCTCGGCGCGTTCCTGGCGGTCTCGGCGGCCAACACGTCGACCGTGCGGGCCGCGCTGCCGGTGTTCGCGCGCGCGCTGATCGTGGCGGTGCTGCTGACGGGCGTCACCGTCACGCTGGCGGCGCCCTACCTGGGCACGACGGCAGACGTGCTCATCATCCCCGTGGCCGGCCTGCTGGCCTGGCGCCACGACCGGCTCGGCGCCCTGCTGGATCGCGCGCTGGAGCTCCTACGGTCCAAGCGAGGCGCCGAATGACTGTGCTGCTGTCCCTCATCGGCCTGACCCTGGCGGCCATGGCTTTCGTGGTCTCTGCCCGCATGACGGGGCAGACGCGCTTCGTGGACCGACTGGGGGCGGCGGTGGCCGGCGGGACAGGGCTGCTGCTGGTGGTGGCCGCCACGCTGCGGCCGGATCTGCTCTGGCTGGCGCTGGCGTGCCTGCTGCTGTCGGCGGCTTGGTTCGCCGCGGCGCCGCCGGTCGAGCTCGTGCAGCAGCGGTCGTGGCAGCGGGAGGATGCGTGATGGCGCGCGCAATCGACAACTGGCGCACCAGCATCGTCACGCTGCCCGACGAAGCGCCCGCGCTGGCCGCCGACCACGTGCACCTGCTGGCCGTCACCCCGGCCCTGAAGCTGCTGCCCGGGGCCATGGACACGCCCGAGGCCCGGGTGATGCTGCTGGCCATCGGGTTGCAGGAATCCCGGCTGACGGCGCGCCGGCAGTTGGTGGGCTCGCCTCCGCGGCCGACCGGCCCGGCCACCGGCCTGTGGCAGTTCGAGCAGGGCGGCGGCGTGCGCGGCGTGCTCGAGCACCAGGCCAGCCGCTACTGGATGCAGCGCGTCTGCCACGAGCGCGGCGTCAAGCCGGTGGCGTCCGAGGTCTGGCGCGCGCTGCAACACGACGACATCCTGGCCGCGGCCGCCGCCCGGCTGCTGCTGTTCACCGATCCACGGCGGCTGCCGGCGCTGGGTGACGAGGCCGCGGCTTGGCAGTGCTACATCCGCACGTGGCGGCCTGGCAAGCCGCACCGCAGCACCTGGCCGGCGCTGTACGCGGTGGCCATGGCTGAGGTGGCCCAGGCGTGAAGACCCTCGCCGCCGCGGCGCTGCTGGCCGGCGCTGCGGGCTTCGGCGGGGCGTGGTGGCTTCAGGGCCTGCGATGGGAGGCTGCTGACGGCCGGCGCGCGGCGGCCGAAGCCGAGAGCCAGCGCCTGGCGCAGCGGTCGGCAGACGACGCGGCGGCCCGCTTCGAGGCCGAGCGCGCGCGCATCGCGGCGGGGCGCCGCGTCATCACCCGGGAGGTCGAGCGTGTCATCGTTGCCGACGCGGCTGCTGCCGCTGCTGTGTGCCTGTCTCCTGACGGCCTGCGCGTCCTCGCCGCGGCCGTTGCCGGCGACGATCCCGGCCAGCCTGCGCCAGCCGTGCCCGCCGCTTCCGCTGC